ATGCAGTGGACACTACGATTACTGTCCACTAATCTCCCACAGACCACCAATCCCTTGTATATTAACAGAGTCAAACAAATGAGTGACATGAGTTACACAATGGAAGAGTTCACCAAAGATAAAGAAACTCTCCTCAAGTTGATTGCTGATTGCGAAGAACTTGAAAAGATGGAAGTTGCTGATGAGTATTTCATTCAATGCGACGAATTTGCTCAAAACAAGTACACTGTCTGATATGAACTTTCCTACTTCTACTGTCAACGTCCTGCCACATCTTGAAGACCTTCGCAAAACTTGGCGAGAGCAAGATTTTCGATTCACTAAAGATCAACAAGAACAATATGACATGCTAATGCAAGCACGTCGAGAAAGAGTTGCTTTCTTTTATGAATCAAATCGAGTGCAAGTTGGTCCTAAAGTGATTAAAAAGGCAGAACCCGAACAAGAAGACCAAGACAGTTAAACAAGTGGCACAGAGGGTCTCCTAGGGGTCTCTCTGTGCTTTATAGTATTAACATCAACAGAACACACATGATCACCCTTCGTCCACATCAGGAACGCATCATCAAACGTCTTAGTTTCTACAACAAAGGTCAGGTGATTGTTCCCACTGGTGGTGGCAAAACTCTGACTATGATCATGGATGCTAAATCTTCCATGGATCGTTGCAATAGTGGTGTGACGACTGTTGTTGTTGCTCCGCGTATTCTGCTGGCAGAACAACTGTGTTCTGAATTTATGGAGGTTATTGATCCCAACAACAGTGACCCATATTTGCATGTGATGCACGTTCACAGTGGTGAAACTCACCATGTCAGTACAACTAAAGCAGAAAAGATTCATCTTTATGCTGGTTGTGCTCGCAGTATGGGTGAGAATGTTATCATCTTCACCACCTATAATTCTCTGCATCGTATCATGGAGGCAGATATTGAGGTCAACAACATCTATTTTGACGAAGCACATAATTCTGTAAAGAAGAACTTTTTTCCTGCTACTGAGTTTTTTGCAGAGAACGCAGATCGTTGCTATTTCTATACAGCAACCCCAAAACATTCTTTGACGCCTAAGAAACCTGGCATGAATTGGTCTGTTTATGGTCAAGTTCTTGCCAACATTCCTGCACCTGAGTTGGTTGAAGGTGGTTACATTCTTCCCCCCAAAGTTGTAGTTAAGCAACTGCCTTTGATTAAAGGTCGTAAGGTGATGTATGCAGAGGATGCTGACAATCTGCTGGAAACGATTGATGACAACAATATCAGCAAGACTTTGATCTGTGCGCGTACTACGAAACAGATTGTTGGTCTTCTGTCTCAGTCTGACTTCTGCACTGAGTTGTATCAACGTGGTTATTCTTGGATGACGATCACATCGAAGACTGGTGCAATCATCGACGGCAAGAAAGTTGATCGTGAAAAGTTCTTCGAGACATTGAACACTTGGGGCAAAGATCCTGAGAAAAAGTTTGTTGTCATTCACCACAGTATTCTGTCTGAAGGTATCAACGTCAGTGGACTTGAAGCAGTCATCTTCATGCGTAACATGGATTACATTGGTATTAGTCAGTCTATCGGTCGTGTTATCCGACTGGGTGGATCTGAGAAGACGTTTGGATTAGTTTGCATCCCAACTTATGACTCAGTTGGTATCAGCACTGCGCGTAAAGTTCAGGCAGTTGTTGATGTCGTGTTCAATCAAGGTTTACCTGCGATCAGTGAGATTCGCAGGTAGACAGTTGGTCAAAGTGTCCACCATTCTCCCCATGGGAGTCGATCCCGTGTATATTAACAGAGTCAAAGGAATGAACCATGAATCTGATTGATCTTCTTGAGACTAAAGTTGATTGGAACAAAGTTTTTGGTGTTGTGGAGGATCTCTACAATGATCCTGGATTCACCTCCCGTGCTGATAACTTTATCGTCTCCAGTTCTGTAGAACTTGCACTCGCAGAGTTCTCTCCACTTTTCCGCGTAGATCAAATTGGATATGATTTTATCTGCGAAGGAACTGATGCTACAGGTGCAGAGATTACTGTGATCGGTGAATATAAAGGGGAAGCAGTTGAACTTAAGATGAGAAAGAAACTGTTTTATTCTCCCCGTGGAAATAATCCATTTAAGACACAAGATGTAAAGATGAAGAACTTTCAGGGTGACAAGAAAACTCTGCAAGATTTTCAAGAGCAAAAGACATTTAATAAATTAATTGTTCTTGATCTTGGTGGTTGGGATCCATATGATTACAAAGTTCTTGTTATTGAGGATGAAGTTGCACGGTCTCGTTATTATGAAAAAGGTGATGGTGTCTTTGCAAAGTTTCAACCTGGAGACTACTACAGATGTGATATTGGCGATGTAAATCCCATTCGATCTGATATTCTTTTGAGTGATATTATTAACGAAGCAAAAAAGAATTGGATCCGTAACCGTTGATGTGCCAGTTCAATAACCTGCACACAACCACTTGATTTCTGTCCCATTCTGTGCCATATTAAGAGCATGAAAAACACTCATCTCCAACACCCCGAAGATTCTATCCTTTCGGGTGATCTTACTGTTCTCGATTGGTTCCTCGCAGAGAGTGAACTTTCTGTGAAAATTGATGGTTCTCCTGCAATTGTTTGGGGAACAAATCCCACAACTGGCAATTTCTTTGTCGGCACAAAATCTGTCTTCAATAAAGTAAAGATCAAAATCAATGAAACGCATGATGACATTGATCGGAATCATTCTGGGGTTGTTGCTGACATATTACACCATTGTTTTGATTGCCTTCCTTCTTTCGACGGGATTGTTCAAGGTGATTTTATTGGGTTTGGTGGTGATGATACTTTTTGCCCCAATACGATTACTTACATCTTTGATGAAATAATCGATCAGAACATTATCGTTGCACCTCATACATTGTATGCAACTGATGGTGAATTGAAGGATGCTTACACTATCATGGACATGGTAGATATGGAGGTCTTCGATGATACTGAGACCTGTAAGTTCGTGCAACCCCGTGCATGGCAGATTGATGAAGATTTTGCTGAGATTGTTGGTTTCGCACGTCAAATGTCCCAGTTGGTAACATTTGCAGAACCATTTGAAGCAGAAAAGATTAAGATTGATCTTAATCGTTGTATTCGTGAAGGTCGTGAAGTTGATCCTGATTCGTTCAATAACTCGCGTTTGATTAGTTACTGGTTCCTCATCAAATCTATCAAGGAGGATATGCTTTTCCTTTGCCGTAATAACGGTCCTAAAGCATATATTGACAACAAACAATGTGGTGGCGAAGGTTATGTTCGTACCAATGATTATGGCATGTTCAAGTTAGTTAATCGTGAGCAATTCTCTCACGCAAACTTTAACAATATGAAACACCGTTGTGCCAGTTGATTGAAGTGTCCACTAATCTCCCCACGGGCATCGTTTCCGTGTATATTAAAAGAGTCAAAGGAATCACACCATGACGATCACTCAAACCAAACCTGAATTTCTGACTGAAGCACTCATCGAAGTGCTCAACAATGAGTGGAAAGTAAACTCGATCGAATCTGGTCGTTCTGTTTACAATCAACTGGAGATGGAGATTGGTCGCAAATATATTAAAGTCTGGGATTATCTTGTTGGTGATGAGGGAAGAATCAGGGGACGTTCTTGCTGGATGTTTGTTGACAAGAATACCGGCGAATGTTACAAACCTGCATCATACAAAGCACCTGCAAAAGGTGTTCGTTATCTGATCACTCAACTGGCAGATAATCCTCACATTTGTGATCCTTACGGTTCTTTTCTGTATCTCTGATGAATGATCTTTTTCCTGATCTGCAACAACAACTAGACAAACTTACCGTCATTCGTTATGATCACATCCAAGAGACAAATGCTCAACGTGATGAAAAATTGCGAGGGAGCAAACACACTAACAAGGGAAGAAAAGTTTCAAGTCTTTGTCAACGTGTGCGATAACATGTTGAAGGAAGGTAGAATCACCAAAGCAAATCACACTCGTTGGACACACATCTGGTAATCATGAAATTTGAAGTAAAACTGTACGTTGGTGGCAAAGTTTTTACAGAGGAAGTTCATGCCAGCAACTATCAGGATGCAAAAGTAACAGCAACCGCCCGTAATCCTAGGGCAAAAGTAATAGGAATCAATCCTATGGTGTGACAGTTGACAAGGTGGCACACAATCGGTTGTGCGGTCCCTGTTTTCGTGTATTCTATAAGAGTCAAAGGATTTCAACCAATGCAACTCACTTCCAAAGATGGCAACATGGTTGTTGACTTCTACCCCGTGAAATTTGCAACGGGTGAGATTCACAATCGTCTGATGCTCAAAGTTGTTACTTTCATGGGCAAAACTCAATCCAAGCGTTACATCAACAAAAAAGATTTTCAGTATGAGTTTGATTCTCGTACTCATGGTTATGGTTATCAAGTAACCGACGAATCTATGATTCCTCAGTTGTTCAATTCTGCAATGGGTTGTGCTTGCTAAATGTCTGCAATCAAACATTATCTTCACACAAAAATGACTGAAACCATGGACAACATCATCGATCGTGATTCACTTCAGGAAGCATACATTAACATGATTGTTGATGGTATGGATTGGAAAACTATGGAGCAGTTTGTATATGATACGATTGACGCAAATCTTGATAATTATACCGTAGAAGAACTTATCACTGAAGTTGAAGATTATTATCCTGAGTTACTACAACAAGATGAAGTAAGTGTAACTTATGGCGACAAAATGCAGGAGAGTTCATAAAGAAAAAACCAGTTGACAAGGTGGCACAATGGGGGTTGAGACGCCCCCAAAATCGTGTATTCTATAAGAGTCAAAGGAACACAACACATGGCAACTCCAATCTTTTCTCTCATTCCATCTGAACAACAGGCAAAGTGGGATGACATTATGGGTCAAATGTGTGTCTATGTTGATGACACAAATGCCGACATTGATATGGCATATGATTGGGTATGTGAGATGCTCAACATTTCATCCTTTGTTGATAACGAGACTGCATGGAATTCTTTCTATGAAACCTGGGAATCTTGCGACAATCG